CGGCGTTCCTCAAGAAAGAAGAGAATGACGAAGGCTACGAAGGCGACGAAGGCGACGAAGGCGACGAAGGCGACGAAGGCGACGAAGACGAGAAGAATGATGAACTTGCCGAGGAAGACGAAGACGGCGAGGAGAAGAAGGACGAAATGAAGGAAGAGGACGACGAGGAAGAGAAGAAGGACGATGAGAAGCCGGTCGTCGAAGGCAAGCTCCGTCTTTCGTTCAAGACCGATGAAGTCGCCAAGCTCTTTGAGAACAACACCGTGTTGACCGAAGAAGACAAGCGTCAATCGCGTGTGTTATTCGAAAGCGCCATCAAGTCGGTAGCCAAACAACTAGGTTGTCAGCTTCAGGAAGCCTATCAAGCACGGTTTGATGCGGCGAAGCAGCAGCACGAAGCAAAGGCCACGAAGCAACTTGATTCGTATCTCTCGTATGTGGTCGAGCAATGGGCGAAGGACAACAAAGTGGCCCTTCAGAATCAGTTGCGGAACCGCCTGACGGAGAGTTTCCTGAACGGGTTCAAGAAGCTGTGTGTGGAGCACTACATTGAAATACCTGAGTCAAAGGTGAATGTGGTGGAAGCACTGGCGAAGAATGTCAAAACCTTGAAGACGAAGTTGAAGAATGCCGAAGCACAAAACGTGAAGCTGCATGAGGAATCCAAGGATGCAGTGAAGCGCGAGCGCCTCGCATTGAAGAAGGAACACAAGGCGCGATTGATTGCAGAAGCCGCGGCCGCGGTAACCGCAGCAGATCGTGGTGAGTTCGTTCAGCGGGCGCAGACGATTAAGTTTGCGACGACGAAGGAATTCAAGAAGGACTTGATTGCTTTGAGGGAGCAGTACTTTGGGGCCAAGAAGTCGATTGAGCGATTGACGACAGAGCCCGTTGCTGCCCCGATCTTTGAGTCAAAGCAAGTGCAGTCGAGTGTAGATGTCTACACAAAGATTGCAGATCGACTCACACGGCAGTCATAAACGCTCATAATCATTAACCAGTTACTTACTAAGGAGAAATAGAAATGTCAATTCTAAAGGATAGTCTCGAAAAGAAGTGGGCACCCCTGTTAGACCATAAGGGTATGCCTGCGATCAAGGACAACTACCGTCGCGCAGTGACGGCCGTTGTGCTTGAGAACCAAGAGCGCGAAGCACGTAAGGCGGCGGGCATCCCGGGCGATCTGCTCACCGAAGCGGTGCCAACGATGTCGTCGGGTACGGGTGGTTTCGGTTCATCTGCAACAGCGACGGGTCCTGTGGCGGGTTTCGACCCGATTCTCATCGCACTTGTGCGTCGTTCGATGCCGAACTTAGTTGCGTATGATATCTGTGGTGTTCAGCCGATGTCTGGTCCAACGGGTCTCATCTTCGCAATGCGTTCACGCTACGACACGCAGGCAGGCGATGAAGCGTTCTACAGCGAGTCGAACACGGCGTGGTCGGCGGCCGGTCAGGGTGGTACGCACAGTGCGAACGCGAATCCGTTCTCAGCGTCGTTCGGTACCTCGTCTGGTGCGAACACCGCGTTTGGTGAATCGCTCGGTGTGGCGAACAGCACGGGTGGTCTCCAAGCCACTAACGCAATTCCGCAGATGGCATTTAGCATTGAGAAGGTAACTGCGACCGCAGTGACCCGTGCTCTCAAGGCTGAGTACTCGGTGGAAATCGCGCAGGACTTGAAGGCGGTCCACAACCTCGACGCAGAGACTGAACTCGCGAACATTCTCTCGGCTGAAATCCTCGCGGAAATCAACCGTGAAGTGATCCGCAGCATCGGTCTCTCGGCAGCGAACGGTGCGGCCCAGACGGCGACACCGGGAACCTTCGACCTCGACGTGGATAGCAATGGTCGTTGGTCAGTCGAGAAGTTCAAGGGTCTGTTCTTCCAGATCGAGCGTGAAGCGAACGCGATTGCTAAGGCAACGCGTCGTGGCCGTGGTAACATCATCATCACCTCATCGGATGTGGCTTCGGCTCTCGTTTCGGCGGGCGTGCTGGACTACACTCCTGCAATGCAGGCGGATCTTGCGGTGGATGACACCGGCAACACTTTTGCTGGCACCTTGCAGGGTCGCTACAAGGTGTTCGTCGATCCGTATGCGCCGAATGGTGCAGCCACGGAATACTTTGTGGTTGGTTACAAGGGCTCCTCGCCCTATGATGCGGGTCTGTTCTACTGCCCGTACGTGCCGCTTCAGATGTATCGTGCAGTTGACCCGAATAGCTTTGTGCCGAAGATCGGATTTAAGACCCGCTACGCGCTGGTTGCGAACCCGTTCTCAGGTGGATCGAGTCAATCAAACGGTGCCATTTCGGCCGACGCGAACGTTTACTATCGGAAGGTGAAGGTCTCAAACCTGTTCTAATTGATTTACAACAGGAAGACAGGAGGGGGCAGGAGCAATCCTGCCCCTTCTTTTTTGGGGAAATATAACGGTATAGTGGTATACTAGGACAATAGATAAATAGGAAGTTTTGATGGAATATATCCGCTAAGGATGTATGGTTATGTCCAAAGGTTCTCCGGGTCGTAAAAAAAGTTCGGAACATATTCAAAAAATTCGTGAGGCAGCCCGTCGTCGGTATGCCTCAGACCAGGCACGCCAGGCGCAGTCGGAGCGCATGAAAAAGATATTCCAGACGAATCCCGAATTGCACAAGATGCATTCTCCGGAGTCGCGAGAAAAACAATCCGCGACAATGAAACAGTTGTGGGATGATCCGACCTACGCGGCAAAAATGTCACACCTCCGCAACGACTCCTCGTTTGTGGATGCGGTTCGTGCACGCATGAAATTACAATGGGCGGACGACACGTATCGATCCACCATGCAAAATGCCTTCAAGACCGCCAAACGCCGGCACTATACATCTCCGGAATTATTAGAAGATCGTGATTGGCTCGCTGCACAAAATCAACACAAAACACTGACTCAAATGGCCGACGATATGGGATGTTCACAATCCTGTATGTCTGGTATCTTTCATCAACACGGGTTGATCCCGACCCCGCACGTCGTTCACTATACGGGGGGCGAAGATCAAATCGTCACCTATTTACAGACATTGGGGGTGCATCACATTGAACGCCGTACTCGCCACCACATTACGCCCTATGAAATAGACATTTATCTTCCGGACTATAACGTGGGGATTGAATATCACGGAACCTATTGGCATAGTTTCAATACTCTTGAAACGACCGAACAACGTCAGCGACACGCTAAAAAACATGATATCGCCGCAGCTGCGGGGATACGATTGCTACAATTTTGGGATACGGAATGGCAAACCACACCGGACATTTGTCAATCGATTATCGCACGAAGCGTGAAAAAAACGACCAGTCTGGGGGCGCGACAATGTCGAATTGGTGTACCGACGATTGAGGTGTGCCGTGCGTTCCTAACGGCGAACCATATTCAGGGGTTTTGTCCCTATACCTACGCGGTGGGATTATATGATAACCATGATACATTAGTCATGGTACTGACGATAGGCAAATCCCGCTTTTCCAAACATACATGGGAATTGCTTCGCCTTGCTGTCAAAACGCACACGACCATCATCGGCGGAGTTCACCGACTGTGGGCGCAGATCCGGCAACACCTTGCGAATGGAGAGACGATGGTGTCGTATGCGGACCGGCGGTTGTTTACGGGGCAGGTCTATACCGAACTCGGCTTTCAGTTATCCAATATCACCCCACCGGGATATGGGTATGTGTTGGATGGGGCCTTGTATTCGCGCCTAGCCTTTCAAAAACATAAGTTAGTCAAGAAATTTGCTAATTTTGACGCCACACTCACCGAAGCCGAGAATATGTTTGCCAATGGGTATCGTCGATTATGGGATGCCGGTCAAACCGTGTGGACCTACCAGCACCGCACCTAAATATCCTTATGAGCAATCTCTCACTGCCGACCGACACCTTCAATATTTTTCCGCTGGATCCGACGAATCACGTCATGCAGTTTTCACGAATGCCGATGACGACGTTCGTGGTGCAGGAAGTGAACTTGCCTGGCGTCACTGCAAAACCCGCCGTGACCGCAAGCCCAGGTTTGAATATTCATTCGATACCGGATCGATTAGTGTATGATCCGTTGACCGTGACATTTATGATGGACGAAGAACTACGGGCCTGGCGCGAACTGTATGCCTGGCTGCTCGGCATGACGGGTGGATACGACCGCAGCGAAATTGTGGCGGAGTTTATCGACCAGCACATCAACTATGTGTGGCCCGAAAAAGCCCAGCATCGACAGGAAAAAGTCGCTCGTACGACCGCGGCGCTGACCATCATCAATCCCGCCAAGATTCCGATGATTCGCGTGTTGTTCAACAACCTGTATATTACCGGACTGAGTGCATTGACGTTCTCGACCAAAGAAACCGATACCATTTCCAACACCATGAGTTGCACGGCCACATTTGAGTATGACTGGTACTCTGTGGTCGAATATCGCCGTTCCTAGTGTGGTATACTAGCATCCATGACTCTGGATGCACTGCATACAACGTGGGCGGAGGATGCTCAACTCGACTTTTCTAAGCCGGATGTCGAACTGCGCAACATTCCGCTGTTGCATTCTAAATACTGGCAAATCTATACTGCCGAGCGGCAACGCTATGTCCTCGTGAAACAGGAATACGATGCGATGAAACGCGCAAAAACGGACTGGTACACCGGCAGAATGTCCGATGACGAACTCAAGGAACGCGGCTGGGTTCCACAAGGGTTGCGGATTGTTAGGCAAGACGCGGATTCCTACTTGGCGGCCGACGCCGAGTTGTCGGTGTTGACGGGAAAACTCGAAACGCAGAAAACGAAACTGGGTTTTCTCGAAGATATTATCAAGCAAATCAATAATCGAAATTTTATTCTTCGCAACTACATCGAATTCCTTCGTTTTTCTAACGGAGCCTAGCATGAATCTCGACATACAGCCGACGGGTTTTCCGCGTAAGATGACACGGATTCTCGTC